TTTAAACCATATAATGATGTATGGAGATATGAACCAGTTGAATCAAAATATTTCTTTGATAAATTTATTGGTGAAAAACTTACTCCATTACAACAAGAAAGTATTGATATTTTATGTGGAAAAGATCCATTTGAATTTACAAATTCCAAATATGAAGAAATTGATGCTATGTGGGGTAAACGTAGTGGAAAAGATTCTACTATTGCAAAAGGAATTTGTTATCAGTGCTATAAAATATGTTGTATGACATTCCCTCAAGAATTTTTAGGTATGGGTATTGGTAGTAGTATTGACATTGTTAATGTTGCTTCTACTTCAAAACAAGCTAAAAATGTATTTTTCAAATATTTGTCTACATTTTTAAAAATAACAGAAGACCCAGAAACAAAAATGCCTTGGTTTTCTGTTAGGAATTTCTACTGGAATCATGGAGCAGGTAAATTTAAATACATGGATTTAAGAGAAAAAGATGGGGATATAAAACAAGATAATATTGATTTTCATAGAGGCCTTGTATGTCATTCTCTAACATCTGATAGATTTACAGCAGAAGGATTGAATATTGTATTAGCTGTAATGGATGAAATAGGTGGTATGAGGAAAGATAGAGTATTTGGCTCTATGGAAAAAGGAAGAATGATTGGACAATATGATTCATTAAGTGCAACAGTTAGATCAACATCAACTAAAGGTTTTGGTAAATTATTATGTATATCTTACAAATATGGTAAGAATTGTCCTATGTCATTGCTTGTTAAAAGAAATAAAAAAGATCCAAAAAAGTTTGTTAGGATTCATTCTGTTTATGATGTTAGAACGGATATATCAAAAGAAATACTTAATGATCAATTTTCATCAGAATATGCAAAAGATCCAGAAAAAGCAGCTATGATGTATGAATGTAAGGAACCTCAAGTTGATAGCAATAATTTGTATAGTAATATATTTTTCATTAATAACTCTATTGATGAGAATAGAAAATTTACAATAAATCCATTTAGAAATAATAGAATGTATATTGATGACATATATAGTGGCATAGATAATTTACTAGATAATTGGTTTATTGGTAATGAAGATTATTATTATACTGCTCATATAGATTTTGCTAAAGGTCAAGTTTGGAAAGGTGGGGATGCAATAGGTATTAGTATGGGTCATATTGAGGAAATGAGAATAAGGTATGATAAATATATATTGGATTTTTATAAGAAAAAATATGAAATAGATTTATCTGAATTTGAAGGGCAATTAAGATTGGGAGTTGTTATAGATTTAGTTGCACAAATAATTTGTAAGCCAGAAGATAAAGAAGTTCAACTATCAGATGTAAGGAATTTTTATATAAATTTACAAAACAAGAGAAGATTTAATTTATTCAAGATAACATTAGATGGATGGCAAAGTTTGGAAACTATACAAGAATTTAATAAAGTTGGAATAGATGCAGAGTTGTTATCAGTTGATAAAAATCCTGCTCCTCATCATACTCAGAAAGATTTAATACAAACAGGTATGTTTAAAATTTATAATAATACCATATGGAAAAGAGAGATGAAAGAATTGATTGATATTGGAAATAAAATAGAACATCCTGAATTATCAACTGATAGATATGAGAATGAGGGATATGAAAAAGGTAGTAAAGATTTAGCAGATAGTACAGCAGGAACATGTTTTAATTTATCTCAAGAAATGGAGGAAAATGGAGATGTCATTTTCGGATGAAGATAAAAAAGATGATGTTGTATCTGATGATACATTTTTTGTTGATGAATCAGAATATACTCAAAATGATGATAATGTTGAATCTAATTCTGAGGATAAAAAAGATGGAAGGATAATGAAAGTAGATGAATTATTAATTGAGGATTTAAAATTAAAGAAAGAATCAAAAAAGAAAGAGCAAGAAATAAAGATTAAAAGACAAAATGAAATGGAGAAAAGAGAAAGAATTAAAAGAAAGATTAGGAAAATTTATTATCCAATAATTTATATGTTTAAATCAATTATTGATATAAAAACATATATAAAATTAATACAATTTTTTGAACCTTTGTTGATGGTTTTATTTATAGATTGTTTGACAATATTTACATTATTCGGATTAATATATATTATATTTCTAATGATAAATTATAAATTTCAAGATGGATTAAATTTAGAATATATTTATAAACTTGTTAGTTGTATTGTTTTAGTAATTCTTTGCTACATAGTACAAAAGTATGTACAAGATGAAAGTAATGTAGATAAACAACCAGAAGAATATGAGGAAGATTAATTATGTTTACAACTTCAAGTGTTTTAATGAAATCATTTAATAAAAAGGGTAAAATAAAATATAGTGATTTTTATTCTGATAATGGTGGCAATGATGCATCTACTGAATCACAAGATGAATTCAGAGTTGATCGGTCTTTTATGACACAATCTTACTCTGTTAATTCTTGGATAAGAGCAATTGTTGATTCTACAAAGGAAAGATTTGATCAAGTTGAACTTTTTCCTATACCTTTGAGTGTCCGTAAAGATTCAACAGAATCTAAATATTCTGATAGTATAAAGATGAAAATGGAAAATATAATGAATTTGATAATGAAGCCAAATAGTCAATATGAAAGTTTTTCTTCTTTGAAAAAGAAAGTTATTGGAGATATATTAGTTTATGATGAAGCTGGTATACAAATTGTATCATCTAAAAGTAAATTTAATGATAATATGACTCCATATGAATTATATGCAGATGTTAGTGGTGAAGAATTATTTGTTAATGCTAATTCGGATGGATCATTAAAGGGTTCAAATAGTAATAATAATAAAATTTCTAATAGAGCATTTTTACAAATTAGAAATGGTAGAATATTGACAGGATGGAACAAATATGAATTTATGAATTTTATTAAGAACAGAAGAGCAGGATATACAAATGGTTTTTCACCAATAGAATCTATTGCAGCATCTATATTTGGTGATTTGGAATCTATGAATTATAATCTTAAATTTTTTGAGAATAATGCTAGGCCAAATATAGCTTTTATATTTGAGAAATTGGGATTTGGTGATACTGGCAATAGAACTTTAAATAAGGCTAAAACTTGGTATGAGCAAAATCATAAGGGTAGGCCGCATTTACCTTTATTTATGGGGTCATCTAAAGGTGATATAAAATTACAACAATTAACTGTTCCAAATAAAGATATGGAATTTAGTAATTGGGAATTAATGTTGTTATCAAGAATAATGGCTGTGTATGGTATGCAACCAATGGTTTTAGGTGTTTTAACTGATACAACTGGAAAACTTAATTCTCAAGTGCAAACAGAACAATATAAAAGAAATACAATTATACCATTGGTTAAATTATTTACTGATACATTTAATTCAGTATTAATTTGGGGTAATGATGGCTTCAATTATGATGATATTTATTTAACTTCTGCTAATCTAGATATTGATGATGAAAAGAAGCAATCAGAGATATGGAAAATATTTTTAGAAACTGGAGTAATAACTATAAATCAAGTTAGAGAAGAGTTACAAATGCCACCTGTTGATTGGGGTTATCAACCTTTTGTTCCTTTAAATTTTTCTCCATTAGATATTTTAAGAGAATATCAATTATCAAGAATAGAGTCTAATTTTAAAAATTCTATGAGTGATAAAATTGATAATAATTTAAACAATGATACTAAAAAAGATGAAGATGCTAATAAGGAATTTTTATATAGCAATTACGGTTTACCTAGAAGTGGTTTAGATAAAATTGATCCAACAGTAATTAAAGAGGCTTGTGACAAAATTATTAGAAGAAAAGATAGCAGAAGTAGATTTTTTGATTATAAAGCAAATAGTTTTAATAAGGCAGTGGAAGGATTTGATTTATCATGGAAAAGAATATTAAAGACACGGGTATAGTTTATCCATTAATTGATAATATAAAAAATTCTAAATATTATGGATTTATCAAAGTTGATAATGGATATATATTTTCAAAATATTTTATAAAATATAATAATGATATTAAAAATAAATTTATTATTAAAAATTTTAGATGTATTGCAGATTGTTATTATATTGCTATGAAATTTGATAGTGTATCTGAAAAAAATAGAAAGAGGAAATTGATAACATTTTTAAAATCTTTATGGGATCAAAATGATTTTAATGTATCATTCTTAATGATTAAAGCAATAATTTATTTATATGAAAATGGTTTTGGTGAATATGATATAGTTGATAATATTATAAAGAAAAATGGTATTTTAAATAATGCAGGTTATGTTAAGAAAATTTGTGATTCTGGTAAATATGTATGGAAAGAAGATGAAAATAAAAAATTTGATTTAGGTATAGGAAAAGCATTTATATTAAGTTATATTAATAATAACTTCGATAAAAATAAAACTTGGAAGTATATTAAAAGACATTGTTATTTAAAAGATGGAATTTGGTTTTATAAAAATAGTGTTACTAGGGAGAAAATTAATACAGTATTGAAAAATTATCTTAAAGATGGGGGAATAATTGTGGAAAAAGTAAATATGGAATTTGAAACTTTTGTGCCAATGAGTAAGATTTCAAAAGATAATATTGGTCATAATGCATTTATGTCAAATGAATCTTTATTATCAAAAGAAATTAATGATAATAAGAAATTATATGTTTATGGTGCAGCATCTACAACTGATGTAGATTTAGAAGATGAATATGTTACAGAAAATTTTATTAAAAGTATGAAGAAGCAAGCAAAAGGTTTACCATTAAAAGTTGGTAGTCATTTTTCTTCTGATCTTGATGATACAGTTGGAGTAGTAATTGATAAAGGTGGAGATGATAAGACTTTTGAAATTGAAGGAAGATTACAACCTTTTGAACATAATAATAATGTTTTAAAAATTGCACAAAAGATGGATGATGGGATAAATTATGGTTTCTCTATTTTTGGTAGAGTTACTAAAGTTTTTAAATCATTTAATGACAAACTTAACAAAGAAGTTATTGCATTAGATGATGGTATATTATCTCATATATTGATAACAGATCAACCTTGCAATACTAATACTTTTGCAGGTGGAATTATGAAATCTTTGTGTGATAAAGGTAATGTTTTTGAAAAGAATTTTAATAATAATGATTATAAACATAATTCAAATATTCTTAAAGAAGAAATTGATAATTTGCCAGCTGATTTACCTGATCAAGCATATCCAATTAATTATAAAGAGAAGAAGGTATTCAAAGAATATCCTCATCATTATGTTAAAGATGGTAATTTATATCTGCATAAAGATATGGTGTTTAAGTCTTTTTGTAATGCAGTAAGTGATAAAGCTCCTGATTGCGTAATAACACATTTGAAGGATCATTTGCAAGTTATAGGATTTATTAATAAGGCAAATGAAATTATTGAATTTGCTGAGGATGTTGATAAGATTAATGATTTGAAAGTAAGATTTGATTCAGTATCAAGTGAGATTCAGGAATTTTGGAAAAGTGTAGTTGCAATTAAAAAACTTGGAAGTTCCATTGAAGACAAACGTAAGATTGTCGGAAAGTTGGTTAAAGAAGTGGCACCAAAAATTACAGAAATTTTAAATGATCTAGTAGAGGAATGAAAATGTCTAAAAAATTTAGTTCAGAAGAAGTGTCAGATATGCTGGAGAAAGCAATTGGTAAGAGTTTTTCTAATGATAATCTTGAGAATAATGATAATGATAAAACTACTAGTGCAATTGAAAACCTTACAAAACAGGTTTCTGCACTTACAGATTTTATTGCAAAAAATGTTAAAATTGAAAAACCTAAAACTACCGAAGAGTTGCTTAGTGAAAATAATGAAAAGATGTTAGAAATGATGAAGAGTATGGTTGAGAAAGCAATTGGAAAG